GTATTTTTAAAAGTACCCGCTATCGTAGGGTGCGAAGTGTTAAACAATGAAACTGCGTCGCCAGAATCAAAATTATCTGTAGTAGGTAATCCTTGATTCAAAGGAACGGCAGCTTTCACTTGTTTTGTGTTCGCCATCGATCTTGCTAATGCTTTTGTGTATCTAGAAGCAAGTCTGTCGTACAGGTTATCTTCAATAGCTTCCTCAGTGATTGCGAAAGCGAGAGCAATTGTCTCGTTCGTATATCTAGCTGTGAAAGTTTCTTGTGCATCGTCATAAGAAACCCCTTGTCCTTCGGGTTTTACTTGTGCGTTTGCAAAACCTGACAACATTACTTCTTCTTCAAAAGCACGGTCAGATGATTCAGTCGTGTATATTTCAGACGACTGATTTTCGTATTGTTTATACTCAAGTCCAAATAGTGCATTTAGACCTGGTTCTAGTTCTTTAACTAGCTGATTACGTGATATTGCCATTGTCTATGCTCCTATTATGTTAGAACCGCCCCGTTATAGAAGATTGATTCATTCAATCTAACTATCCAGTTGCTGTTCGCAGAACCTGTGTCGCTGTTACTTGGATCTTCTGATAAACGGATAATTCTCCATTGACCAGTTGCTCCTGACCCTGTTACTGCAGTCGAAATTTCTTCATTTGACTGACCAGACAGAGTTGACCCTGCAGCATACGTGTGAGTGTCAATTAGACACCCTGCAGCTGCTTGAGTTAGAGTTCCAGCGGTTTGTACCTCATATAATTGTTGAGGATTATCAAACATAAACGCGTCTATTGTACCAGTAGTGATATTTACCGCTCCTGGGTAATAGGCTTTCCATGTAGGCTTAGCAGTCGTTGGGTCAATGTAATAACAGCCATTGAAAACACCAAAGTTCAAAGTATCCTCAGCTGGAGGGGAAACAGAAATGTACCCCACTGCAACTGCGACACTGTTTGCATCTGTTGCGGAACTGTTGTGGTTCCCCATCATGCAAAGATCACCTTGATAAATCGCTGACGTTGAATTGTCTGCGATTTGGAACTTAGAAGTTCCTTGTGTTTCATAGCTAGATCCCATGCCGCCAACAGCTTTAAAGCCGAATGGTGCGTCTTGGTTTGCCATGTTAGTTCTCCTTTTGTAAATTACTTTCGTAATTTACGGTTAATAAAAATTCGTTGGTAGGGATTAACCCGAGAAGTAAAACTCTACTTCTTTGTACCACCGAAGGTTGTACGAGACTGCCTGTCAATATTGATAGGCATACTCTTATGCTGTTCCTTCAGTAAATCGTTATCAACTGCTTCGATCTGTTCCATTCCTAACTTTTTGAAATAGTCAGATCGTGCTTTCGCGATCTCCTCCGGTACCCTTGTTAGCACAAGGCCTCCGTGCCCGATCACCCCTGCATATTTGCCGTCTTGGATTGCTGGGTAGTCGTCTTCAGGATATTCGTCGGCTCTTACTAATTCATACCCGGTTCTTAAGCGTCCTTGTATGTTTTTCGTGTCGACGTACCCTAAGATTTCTGCCCTGACCCATCTGTGTCTGAATCCCGATGGCGCGTTGGGTGTATCTAAGTACGATGGTGGAGTCCAAACTGCTTTACGTTGGTCTTTAGCTCTTGTCTGGCTCGCACGGGAAGACTTATTTGTTTCTTTTTTCATATGCTATTCCTCCTTCGTGAGTTGTAATTGTCTTGCATACTCTTCTAGTGGCACCCGTAACTTCTTAGCTATTGCTACCTGTGACGGTGTGAGTTTTACAGTTTTGCGGCCGGCCCTTGTACTACGCGTTGCAGAGGCAACGTTTTGTGTAGGTTTGCTAACCGTTTTTTCTATAGTCTTACCAAATTTCTGGGGAAATTCAAGTCTTATTCTTTTATCAATTTCCTCATAGTAAGAATCTGATTTTGGATCATATCCCTCTTCTTCAGTAAGTTTTCTGTGTAAATCAAATGCGGTATAAGTCATAGCATTATCTTTACCAAACCACTCGTTTTTGTCCGCCCAATCCTCTGCTTTTGGATCTGGTGGAGCTGATTGTTGTTGATTAAATGGTTGAGTAGCAGGTTTAGTTCTATCTGCTGTCTCTTCTATTTTTTGTCTGCTTTTGATTTCAGCTAATTTCCCTTGCTCATAACCTAATTGAGAAATGGCTGTTAAAGCCTCTACTTCGGCTTTTTTATCATCAGCTTCTCTAGAAGAAGCTAATTTAGCTTGAGCAGCTGCGAGAGAAGATTTTATTCTTCCTTCCATTTCTGCTGTGTAGTCTCTATCCATAGAGACACTTCTTTTAGCTAAACTATCTCTCTCCCTGATTACACGTTGCGCATAGTTAACCGCTTCTTCACGTTGGCGTTCTGCTTCACGCATTTTTCTAGTAAGTTTAGCGATACGTTTTTTAACACCTTCGCCATACTCATCCATTTCTTTCTGTTGTTCTGTATCTTGTCCTTCTTCCTTGGCTTCTTTTTTTACTTCTTCCTGTTTCTCTTGTACTGGTTCTTGATCGTCCTTGCTATCTCGAACATCCACTGACTCATCCAATTTCTTAGATGTGTCATCGGACTGATTACTGTCTTGAGTACTTTTTTCATTGTCTACCTTTCCTCCTTCTTTTTTACCTAAATCAATTTCAGCGCCGTCTTGTTCGCCTACATCAACTAGATCTTCTTTTTTCACTTCTTCAGTGTCTGGCATAGTTTCCTCCTATGTTATTAATAATCGTGGAATATATCTTCGGGGTTTTCCACGGTCGCTAAAACTTCATCATCATTCAAAAGTCTTACCTCACCCCCATCTATTTTCATTCTAGATCCGGCATATCTAGCAAAAATAACCCAACTACCTTTTTTACACCAAGGTCCTTTAGGATATCTTTCTTTATCTTTATAACAGTCCGGTCCTAATGCTAAAACTAAGCCACAAGTCGATGCCACTTGAGCTCGTTCTACCACATCATCAGTTATGAGAATTCCTCCTTTAGTTTTCTCTTTCATTTTGAAAGGTAAAACTAAAATTCTCCAACCAGTTGGATTCGGTAATTTAGCGTGTTCGGATGTTAAATCTTTTTCAGGTTTTTTAGCAGGCTTAACTCCTACCAATGTCTTATCGGGTAACTCAATCTTTGGTTTTCCCTTTGATGCTAATAACTGTTCCGTCATCTTTTTGCTCCTTTTTTTCTAGCAGGCTGGATATTTCCTGACTTAGATACTGATATGTTCGTATCTGTCCCAACATATATTGATATTTTTCCATCTTGTCAACACCTCCAGACACCATGGATGCGACAATATCGTCATGACGCATTTTAATAATCCTTCTTAACCTTTGAACTAAATCTAGATCTTCCATTATTTCTTCCTCCTTTTTGTTTTCTTCTTCTTTCCAACAGGTTTACTCCCGTAAGTCTTTGTCCAATCACGTGCAATCTTTGGATGTTTCTTCCATAGATAACGTCTTTGTTTTTCTGACTTAAAAGGCATTATTTTTCGCCTTTCGGAATTTCATAATCTTTCAATACTTGTATTTTTTCTTCTGCAGCTGCAATTTTATGTAGCTGACAATCTAATTCTTTTTGATGGTTCAAATGTTCACTTACCCCTACTGAGTTTTCCAAAAGTAATTTAATAACTGCATCTGCTGATGCAATTTCGGCTTCGTACTGTTTTTCTAACGCGTCTATTAAGACTTGTCTCATTAAGCTGATTTTCTTTCTCTTGCCATTTTCTTAAAGGTTTTAGCTAAAGCTTTAGCTCTACCTGTACATCCTGGTTTTGTAATAGGAGTACATTTACCTTTAGTTCCTCTTTTTTCAATGGATTTGTTAACTTTTTGAATCCATTTACCATCTTTAGCTCCAACTCTTCCACCATCGGCTTTGAGTTCACGAACTATTCTTTTTTTCTCTTCTTTTAAATTTCTTTTACCTTTTCTTGTGTAGCCTTTTTCAGCATCCACACGACCAAGTTCTTCTAAACGATTTTCTCGTTTAGTATTACGTCTTTCAATACCATGGCCTTTGATAGAAATATCGCCCATGTTATTTGTTTATTTTACCTGATTTACGTTTGCCCCATTTTCCGTAGGACTCATCACGTCTATCTTTGAAAGATTGTTTCTTGCCAGATTCTTTTCCTCTTCTAGCGCTGATAGATTCATCTTCTCTATCTTTGTAACCTTGTTTCTTTTTAGCTTTGCCACCTTTCTTCATACCACTTCCGTATGGAAATCTGACATTGCTTCTTACTCCGTTTTGTCTCATTATTTTTTCCCCTTCATTAATGCTCTACCAAAACCACGTTTTGCAGCTCCAGTAACTCGACCACCTTTTTTATAACCCATAATACCTAAATCTTCAGGTTCAGTTAAAGTATGGGCTCTTCTGATAGCGTCATCATATCCGCCACCAGTATAAGCAGCATCAGATGTCATTAATCTTTTAGCCTTAGCCATTGCATTTCCTGGAAGATCTGTTGCTCTTTTTCTTCCTAGTTTTGTAGCACCATAAAGGGCGCCAGCAAGAGCTGCTGCTTTACCTAATTTTTTAAGTAATTTCTTAGCCATAATATTAATACCTATTATAATTATTTATATAACGCAACTTATTTTTTTCCTCCGCCATTACGGAATATCTGCGTTCCCTTAATGCCAAAAACGCTCGCCACGACAAGAATCCATAAATTTGTGAACCATTTTGGAAGATTCGAGAAATACTCGAAAAAGATCTCTATCTTCTTCATAGCTTCCGGATCCTCTGTCCACACCGACCAAGCGAGCACCACGATCGGGAGCGTAAGTATCGCAAGTACGATCTCGTCCTTGTAGTCGTTTTGCCGAGCTTCTAAAAGTTTGCCCTGGTAAGTTTCCTCACCGGAGGCCATACGCTGTGCATGCATAAGCTGTGCATCAGACATTGCCATTTTCGTCTTCTGACGATTGGCATATATCTTGCTTCCAGCTTGTAATGCTATTTTTGCTAAGCCGAACCAAGCCATATTAGAACCAAGTAGCTTTTCTTTTTTTAGAAGCTAATATTGCGCCTTCACCTTGAACGTCAACCTTAGTTCCTTTATCAATTTTAGATTCAGCGGCTACCTCGTTAGAAATGATCTCTGATCTTGGATCTTTTCCAACACTTTCAGGAGCGGCACTATAAGTCTTGCCACCTTCTGGGTATCCTACTTCTTTTGTTACTTTTACCATATTTTTCTCCTTATTGTTTGTATCCTATCTTCTCGGACCTTTCAAGGTCTTAACGTCCTTACGTTTCATTCTGTCCGAGTAGACTTTAACGTCGTTAGACATTTGCTGCTTTGCGAGTGAAGTTTCAGCTCTTAATTCAGCTAAATCTTCGTTTTGTTCAAGTTTATCCTCTTGGATTCCTTGATTCATCATGGCTTTCATTCTATCCATGTTGATTCTCTCTTGATCTTGCTCTCTTTTCTGTTCGTTGTCCATCGCTCTTAAATCAAGTTCTCTTGCTTTAAGTTTAGCAATTGGATCATTACCGAACTGACCCATAATCTTTAATTCTTCATCTTTAAACTCAATCATCATTTCAGCAATGAGTTTTGCTTTTCTTGCTTCAACTTTCATAGAAATTTGCATAATCTGTTGTTGAAATTGTGGGTTCTGTTGCATCATGGGATTTTGTTGAGCCATTTGTTGCAATTGTTGTAATTTCATCATCTCGTCTCTGAATTCTACTTCAACTTGTTCTTGAGCCATCATTGAAATATGTTCAAAGCAGTTTTTTTCTAAAGCTCCTAATATCATCGGATTATTTCTAGCTAAATTCGAAGACATAAAGGCTAAATGCGAAGTTATGTGGGCTTGATGATCTTGACCTTTAAAAGCTTGGAAAGGTTTTGAAGATAAAGCCATAATATTTTCAACCGCAGGATCAATCGGCGTGGGTTGTGGCGGAGGAGGTAAAATTTTATCAATATCTTTAACTCCGATCGCTTGATACATTGAACGATAAGCTTCATATAAATTATGAAGTCTTGGATTAGCCATTGCTAATTGTAATTCCGTTTGTGCCATAGAAATTCTTTGAGATTGTGAAAAAATATTGGGATCTGCAATTGGAATAATATCTATCTTATCATCAAAGTCTGAAACTTTTACATTTCGTTGAGCTCCTACAACATCGTAAGGATATTCAGGAGGTAAATAAGTTTTAAAGACATTCCCTAATAAACTAAATTCCTGTTTCATCGCCACATACAATCTTTTATGTATGGCTGACATGACCCTTGAACCACGTTCTAAGAGAGCAATAGTTGTTCCAACAGCAGCCTGTTGGTTGCCGTCACCAACTTGCATGTCAGCTATGGCGGCAAAACGCTGTCCGGCCGACACAACAATACCCATTAATTGTAGTAATGTTTGTGAAGGTTCCTTAAAAGGAAGAGTCATAAATGCATCCTTGATACTTCCACCAGGTGCATCGACATCTCGGAATTCGCCAGGCTGTATTGCTTGAGCTTCGTCTCTTACTCGTATGCCTCGTTGTTTGAATCCTGC